CATTCAGTGCCATTCCACCTTAGATCCAAATGACTATTCTAGGGTCTACAATGATTCATTCCTCAAACCATATCTTACGGCCTTAATCAAGAGGCAGTGGGGAATGAATATGATGAAGTTTACTGGTGTTAAACTCCCAGGTGGAGTTGAACTGAATGGTAGACAGATGTATGACGATGCAGAAAAAGATCTAGAAAGAATTATGGAGAAGATGTCAAATACATATGAACTTCCTCCATTTGATATGATAGGTTGATATTATGGCATTAAATCCATTTTTTCTTCAGGGTTCAAAAACTGAGCAAGGGTTAATACAAGATTTAATTAATGAACAACTCCGAATGTATGGAGTTGAGGTTCATTATATGCCAAGAAAATATATTAGTGAAAAAACCGTAATTAGAGAAGTTATTGAATCATCATTTGATGAATCTCACCCAATAGAGGCATATGTAGAAAATTATGAGGGATACGGGGATCAAACAACAATTTTATCAAAATTTGGCATTCAATCAACCCAAGAAATAACTCTCACAATATCAAAAGAAAGATTTGATGAATATATTTCACCTTTATTAAACTCTAGACCTAATATTAAACTCAGTAGTAGGCCAAAAGAGGGTGACTTGATTTATTTCCCTCTTGGAGATAGATTATTTGAAATCAAATTTGTAGAACACGAAAAACCTTTCTACCAATTACAAAAAGGTTATGTTTATACTCTAAAGTGTGAACTCTTCAGATACGAAAATGAAGTTATTGATACTGGTGTTGATGAAATAGACGATACCTTACAGGGCACACTTGGCGAGTCTGACGGAGAGCTCTTGGGTGGTGATGCGATGACAACCACGCTCAAACTTGTTGGTGTTGGAACCACTGCAACGGCATCTCTTGGTTATATTGTTGATGGTGGTATTAGACAGATTAGTGTCACAAATCGTGGCGGTGGATATACTTACAATCCAAGAGTTGCTATCTCTTCCTCTCCAGGGGTAACTGGTATTGCAACTGCTGAAAGAATTTCTGGCATTGTTGCATGTGAACTGAATGCAAATCCAGTCGCAGAGTCAATTCAAAAAGTCTTCCTCACAAATCCAGGTTCTGGATATACAGAAGCACCTTCTGTCAGATTTGTTGGAGATGGTGTGGGAGCAGCAGCAACTGCAACAATTGGTGATGGTGTTATTGGTATTGTCACTATAACTGGCGGTGGTTCTGGATATACCACAGCAACAGCACCGGCTGTCACTTTCAGTGGTTCTGCGACAGTATCTGCGGCTGCTACAGTCAGAGTCAGTTCTGCTGGAACAATCAGCCATCTTTACATTACTAATGCTGGTTTGGGATACACTGAGGCACCAACCATCACTATCGCGGCACCAAACCAAACTGGAGTTGGAACATTCCAGAAGAACGAAATTGTTACCGGTTCTTCTTCGGGAACCACAGCAAGAGTTCTCAATTGGGTTGCCGATGGCGGCTCACTGGAAATCTACAGAGCAGATGGAGATTTCGTTGTTGGAGAGCAAATTGTTGGATCTGCTTCTTCTGCAAGTTACAAACTTTCTTCAACTTCTTATCCAGAAACTGGATTCATGGCAAATGAAGAAATTGAGGGTGAAGCGGATAGTATCATTGATTTCACCGAGAGAAATCCATTCGGTATGCCCTGAACCCTAAATAATAGTTAAAACAAGAACCGAACCCAATGTTTGAGTATTTTTACAACGAAATTTTTAGAAGGACCATCATATCATTCGGTTCTCTGTTTAATAACATTCTCATCAAACAAGATGATTCATCTGGTAATGTAAACAACCAGTTTAAGGTCCCTCTTGCATATGGACCCACTCAAAAGTTTTTAGCAAGAATTACTCAGCAACCAGATCTTGCCAAGTCAACATCACTCTCATTACCGAGAATGTCATTTGAGTTTGTTGGACTCACTTATGATCCAACTAGAAAAGTAACTCAAACTCAAAAGTTTAAAAAAGCACTCACATCGGACAAAACTTCAATACACACTGGATATATGCCAGTTCCATATAATATGGAATTTGAACTGGCAATTATGACTAAGTTGAATGATGATATGCTCCAAATTGTTGAGCAGATTCTTCCATACTTCCAACCAGCATATACAATGTCTGTCAACCTGGTCGAGTCTATCGGAGAGAAGAGAGATATTCCTGTCACTCTCGAAAGTATTAATATGGACGATGACTATGAAGGTGACTTTACCACAAGAAGAGCTCTGGTATATACCTTAAGATTTAGCGCAAAAACATATCTGTTTGGACCTGTTTCCTCTGCCAGCAGCGATATCATCAAAAAGGTCTCTGTCGGTTATGTTGCAGGATCTACTGGAACAGGAACTCCACAAAGAGATCTTACTTATGCAGTTGAGCCAAGAGCAATCAAAAATTACACAGGAACAGTTCTTACAACTGTCGATCAAGACATTGAACCTAGTGATGTTCTCTTTAAGGTTGCTGATGTTTCTGCAATCACAGAGAACACATACGTTGAATTGGACGGTGAAGAACTATATGTTCTCGATGTCCTTACCGACAGTATTAAAGTCAAGAGAGGTCAAGATAACACGACGCCTACCAAACACGTTAAGGGAGAAGCAATTAAGTCGATTACAAATGCGGACGACTTACTCATCCAAGATGGAGATGATTTTGGTTTCAGCGTAAGCTATTGATAGAGAAATGAAAATGACTAAAAATTTTGATGAACTCAATGAAACTTTTGATGTTGCGGGAGACATCGTATCTTCAGAACCAGTAAAGGATACACCAAAACCTATTCCAACTTCAGCATCTTCTGCGGATGATGTCAAGAAAGATTATGAATATACTAGAGGCAATCTGTACTCTATTATTGAAAAGGGACAAGAAGCAATCAATGGTATTCTCGAACTTGCTCAAGAGAGTGAGATGCCTAGAGCGTATGAAGTTGCAGGTCAATTAATCAAGAACGTTGCAGACGCAACTGATAAGTTGATGGAACTGCAGAAGAAACTCAAAGACGTTGAAGAAGAGACAGTGGCAAAAGGCCCAACAAATGTTACCAATGCCTTGTTTGTTGGATCTACTGCTGAACTATCAAAGTTACTGAAACAAAATAAAGACCAGGAAGAAACTAAATAGTTAAAAAAGGATCATGGCATCAAATCCTGTTATTAACATTAGTATTCCACAGGGATCAAACTTTGAAGAGACTTTTAAGTCAACAGAGTCCAATGGAAATGCCTCTAACCTTTCAGGTTTTAGTGGTGAGGCAAAACTAAAGAAACATCCTACCGCCACTTCTTCCAGTTCTTTCTCAGTTACTATTACTGCAGGGACTGGGGAAGTTGCTATCGCAATGACAAGCGGAGTAACTGGTGGGTTGTCTCCAGGAAGATACTTATATGATGTTCGATTAACTTCTTCTGCTGGGGTAAAATCAAGACTAGTAGAAGGATCAGCGATTGTAACAGCAGGCATTAGCACTTAAATACCATGCCAGTAAAAGTAGTCAGATCAACAGCAGCAGCTACAGTTACTATTAAGCGCAACATCAATGCGCCAATGAAATCAAATAATGTAAGATCTCAAAGACCAGTTACAACTGTAGATGGTCTTGCAGACGTTGATGTTGAGAATCTCGGAGAAGGACAAGATGGGTTCGTAATGGTATATGATTCGCCGTCAGACAAATTTGTATTGGTAGATCCTGATGTGGTTCTGAGTCAATCGGTAGAAGATGGTGATCTTCCAGATGACTTCATTGATCAACTTGAATCTGAAATTGATCTTGGAAGTGTTCAACTTGATGAAGTTGATGGTGGAGGATTCTGATGGCAATATCCAATATCAGGGATATGTCCAACGCTGATTTTGGAACGTTGGATTCAACTAAACATAAACACATGATTGTTTATGATGCAACATCAGATACATTTGTCATAAGAGATATGGATACTGTGCTCTCTTCTGATCAAGTATTGGATGGGGATTTGCCTGACGATTTTGTTGATCAAATTGAAGAGGATCTTGACGTAAATGATATGACTATTAGTAGTGTGGACGGAGGTTCATTCTAGACTAAATAGTAAAAACATAGTGTATGTAACAAAAGATGGCGGCTCCCGTAATTCAGTTTAAGAGAGGCCTCCTTACAAATCTCCCTGGATTGAGGGCAGGTGAACCAGGCTTTACAACAGATAGCAAAGATCTATATGTTGGTATTGATTCCACCACGGGTAATAATCAGTTCGTAGGTTCGGGTCGGTTTTGGTCAGTAAATTCTACTACAGTAGGTAGTGGAGTAAACCTTGTAGAAGGTACTGACAACGGTACTAACTTTATAACTCTCAAATCACCAGATTCGTTATCTGGTATTACTACATACACATTTCCAGCAACAGCAACCAACGGTTATTTCTTAAAAACCAATGGTTCTGGTGTTTTAGAATGGGCAGAAGTTACTAGCACATTTGACATTGCTGCTGATAGTGGCACAACCGATGAGGTTAGCACTGGTTCAACAATTACATTTGCTGGAACTACAAATGAAATTGAGACCACTGTTACAAATAACCAGATTCAGATTGGTCTTCCAAATGATGTAACAATTGGCGGCGGACTCAATATAACTGGCATTGCAACTTTTGCATCTGATGTCAAGATCACTAGCACTGGATTTCTCCAGATCGCTAAAGGTACAACTGGACAAAGACCAGGTAGTCCAGTTCTTGGTCAGATTAGATATAACACATCACTATCCCAGTTTGAAGGATACGGAGCAGGAAATGCTTGGGGATCACTTGGTGGTGTAAAGGACGTTGACGGAGATACA